GAGCCTTCATATCTTTTATATAGATTAGCCCAAGCTTCCTTCCTACTAATAAAGGTAGAGCAGTGGCTCTCTATGGTTGCTTTTACTAGGTCTTTTATTTGTTGGTCTTTAATCATCGAGATAATTAGTTTTTATATCCGATTCGTTTACTGTTTGTAATGACTCTGTCTTCATTTGCCAGCATATTGCTAAAGCTATGAGCCTGTCCCAGTGCTGTGTTTGTTCGTCGTCAAAGGATATCTGCCCTAAGTCCTCTTTATCGTATGTTCTAAGCTCTTCTAGCATATACTTGCTTGTAATCCTTATAATCCCTTCATTAATTGCGTCATTTAGTTCATATAACATTTTAGGCTTGGTCGATGCTGATGTGTACCAACCTAACTTCTTAGTCATCTTATCTGACGCCTCATCGTGTTTCATTTCGGTGTATATATTAAAGTACATATCTTTTAGTGTGTTTAGTGTGGTGTAGCCGTGATTGTTTCTCTCTACTGCTATTAGGCAACTACCGTATCTGTTCCCTAGATTCTTTAGTTCGTGGGCTAGCATATCTGGTGCTATCTTATTGCTCCAGAACTCTGCTACTAATACTGGTTCGTTAGGTGTAAAGTCTAGTATGGCTGCCGTACTGCTGTCCTGTCCTACTCCAAGTGCTACATCTACTCCCATTGCGTATTTATGTGATGGTTGGAAGTCTTCGTATATTCTCCAATCTCCTTCTCTTGCTCCTGTCTTAATATTTACCTTCTGGTCGGCTACTTTATCAGGGTCGAATAGTTTGTTTCCACTTCCTACAAATGCTTCTTCTGGTGTGGTGGGATACTCTTGTCTTAGTCTTCCCCAATTCTTATTAAGGGATAGCCACTTGTAGTAATAGTATGTTGTCTGAATATCTGATAGTTGGTGTTTAGCTCTGTAGTCCATAAACTCTTGAGGAACTGTAACTGGTTCTGTAATCTTTGCTATCTCTGCGTCATCCCAGGTCCAATTATAGAAGAATGCCTGATAGTCTGTCGGTGCTATCGTATCTCCTCTGTTCCACCCTTCCCAAAACATCTCGTAAAATGAACCTACTTCTCCTTCTGCTGTACTCTCTATATCTACTCTGCCGTCTAATGGAACTGATGGTATTGTTCCTGTTATAATCTCTCTTGCTTTCTCAGGGTACTTACGGCTTATCTTCCCAAGCTCTGATATATGTAACCTGTTATAAGTTCCTGACCTTCCTGAACTTCTTACGGACATACTGGATACTGTGCCATCTCCGAAATCAAATGTTAGTTGGTTGGCTCTCTGGGTATCTACTCCGTACAGTTCTGCCATTTTAAAATTCTTCCAAGCGAAGTCAATCTTATTATTAAATATGTCTAAAGAACTTTCCCTATCGTAGCTTATTAGTAATCCGTTATAGTTCTTACTGAATAATGCGTCGTCTAGCATATCTATCGCTTCCAATGTTGTGAAGCCTAATTGTCTGGATTTAAGGATCACGTTGCGTTTACCTGCTCTATTATAATAATCTAACTGTGGTCTATTTAACTGGAACTGTATCTTCTGCTGTTCCTTGTTTACTATCTGGTACAGGTGATTCATTCTCCATAACTTGTTTGATAGTAGTGCTTGATGTTCCTTTGTTAGTTTCATCTAAGAAATTTGCTATTGAAAAATCTCCTGAATGTTTTGTTTCTCTTTTATCTTTCCAGTCAAAATTGTTCTTTAGATTAAAAATACATCCTGATTGATACGGTGTTGATAAACTTCTTTTCTCTACATCAGCTTCTACTTTTCTTCTAGCCCTTTTTATAGTGGGAAAATATAATTCTCTTTTTTTGTAATTTATTAGTGTCCTTCTATCTACTCCTATTGTGTAAGCTAAACCTGACATAGTATATGGATCAGGGTCATCTATGTCTACAACACATTTAGTTCTGTTGTCATAAACACTTTTAGTTTTTGAATCACATAAATCAAAATACCTTTCTATCTCATTCTCCAATTCTTCTACAGTTTTAAACTTTAATGTTCTCATTCCTTTATTTAAATAAAAAAGGACTGCCACCCCCGAGGGGGAGACAGCCTCTGTATGTCAGTGAGCTGTTTATTACATTATAAACTATATCTCTATAACGTCAAGTGCTAAAGCGGTTTCTTTTCTTTCTGCTTTTCTTTTCTACTTCTAATATAAGATAATCCTCGTGGACTGTAGATGTAACCTTGCCATAGCCCCTGTTCATCGCACTCTCAAGCTCTTGTAGGTATTCAGTCAAGTGGTCTGCTACTACTTGGGTATCTGTAGTGATTGTGACTTGGTTTGGTTTGGTTTTAATTTTCATAGCATTGCGTTAATAGTTCATTCTCGTCTAATTAAATTCCGACCGTAAATTTATATTCAGTGATAGTACCAATGTGAGATAAATTTATACCACCTCCACTTTCTAGTTCGAAAACACCATCGTTCCCCTTATCAATAAGCGATTGTATTTTTTTATAGTCTTTTTTTGAAACCCAGCTAGTACTAATAGTTTTACCACTTATCATTTTTATTTCATACATTGGTTTTCCTTTTAAAATACTTACAATTATTATTTGTATTTATCTTATCAATACTACTAAGATAATAGGTGCAAGATGAATAAGCTGTATATTCTACTTGCTTAATCCAAGTTTTAGTATTTAAGCAACGCATATCACTTATTATTTTATCACTACTTAAATATTTACAGTTTTTACAAAATACTTTCATAGGTTTATTTACTTTTTTCATTGTTTAAGATATTCAATTAGTTTATCGGTTGAGTTCTCTATACTGTGATTAAGAGCAGTTTGGTATCCTGCTTCAATAATATCTTCTCGGTCTTTAGTGGATTCTCCTACGCTCAAACAATTCTTTCCGAACTCGCAATAGTCATTCCCTCCCATATCTTGAGTAACGCACAAACACTTGCTTGCCATAGCTTCTATTAGGGGGAGGCAGAATCCCTCTGTCTTGCTTAGTTTCAAGAATATTTTGGCTCTCTGGTAAATAGACGGAATATCTGCTTGCGGTGGGTTAGTTATAACTTCTATCCCTTCTATTGGGTGAGTTTCTCTGCCTAACCATACTATCTTTTTAGCTTTCATCATTTTGGCAATCTCAATGGTCTGTTCAATGTTCTTGTTGCTCTCGTCGTTGCCCTCTATTAGAATATCAATATCTCTTTTTAGTTTTAAATCTTGTAGGAATCTGCTATCTACAAAGTTAGGCACTATCCCATAACCACGTCTGCCTACCCATTCTCCTGAATATCTGCTTACTGACATTATATCCCAGTGAGTATCTTGCCTAATATGAAGACAGCGTTGCTTCCAACCCTCCCCTACATTGGCTAGCATATCATTACCTTGAACGAATTGTATCTTCTTGCCTTGAAACTTAAATAGTTCGTCACATTGCGGCCACCAAACAGCTATTATCCTATCATAAGAATTGAAAGTATCTATCTCTGATACTGGTCTAGTAGGTGCATAGCTTTCTATAGCAGTAGCATTAGCGAATACATCAGCGTCATAGCCTCTCTTTTTTAGTTCTCTTACATATTGAAAGGGGATCAATGTTCCTCCACAAACGATACACGAATCCATTACAAAACCTATTTTCATTCTTCTCCTATTATTTTTTTAGCTTCTTCAACTCTCAGGTCATCAACATCTTTAAGAACTCCATAATTTTCTTTTAGTTGGGCGTATCCTTTAGCCATATCGGCGTCTAGTTTATCTATTCTGCTTTTTCCGTGCTGGCGATATTCAAATAGGGGTTCGTGAACTTGAGTAAACTTAAACCCTAGACTATCTAGTCTTAGCCACCAACCCCAATCTTCAAAAACGATGCTCGGGTCAAATCCTCCACTAGCCTCAAATATCCGTCTATCACACAATGCACAAGCTGAAGGGACTATCTGGTATTCTTTAAGTTTCTCGCTTGAAAAGTCAGGATAACGGTAATGTTCTTCCTCAAAATCACCGAACTGGTGCATATCTGTATAGCATATTTGGTTATCTCCTATAGCTTCAAGGGTTTTCTCTATGAAGTCAGGCTTTAAACGGTCATC